GTTGAGGTTCGGGTTTCAGGTAAAGATCATGACGGCCCGCGTGTACGCTCCCTCTCTCACCGACAACGTGAGCGAGAAAGAGTTCCACAAGCGCAACCTAGACGCCCGCCGCGCACGCAAGGCTATCGAGGAGTGGTGTGCCCTACACATCGGGTACACGCTCGAAGTCACTTGCACGAAAGACTATGGGATGCTTGAGCTGTACGATGACCGTGCTGTGCAGGTCGAGAAGAACACTGGCCGGTTGGTAGGATACACTACACGTGCCACTACCTAGACGCATATCAATAGCTTGCTTTCAAAGAGACGGGTGGAAGTGTCGTCACTGCAATAGCAGAAACGGCCTCCACCCGCATCATTTGATCTACCAGTCCCACGGCGGCCCGGACGATCTATGGAACCTGCTGACGCTCTGTGCGGGCTGCCACCGCGCTCACCATGACGGCTTCCTCGACATCGAGTGGACGATACTTGACGCAGGCCCGAGGCCCGAGGTACAATTCATCAGGCGTAAAGGATGGAAACCAACATGGTAGGTAATGACTAATGAATCGACAGTACTGGGATACAACTCTCCCCGTGGACCGAAGGACAACCGTTCTACTAACCAAGGGAGCAGTCCCAACTCTGACGCGAGAGAATAACCCGCGCTCCGTGCTCCTGCACACTCTCCTCGACATGGAGAAGCAGAAGGACCGGATAGACCTTGAAGAGAGACACTTCATGGTCGTCGCAGCCGGTGCGAAGGAACCCCAAGGCTACACGTACGTGGGTACCGCAGTTCCGAAGAACAGGAACAGCACTGTCTGGCTCGTCTTTGAGGACGCGAAGAACACCGGAGTAAATGCCGTACCGACCATACCAATCTGAGATGCACGAGGCCAGCATCAAGGCTTACGATGCTGGGATTCACTTACAACTCATCAGTGCGGCGACCGGGACTGGTAAGACGCAGACCTTCGCTGGCATCCCTGACGTATTTCGTTCGCGTCTCCCCGGCCAGATGCTTGTGCTGGCGCACCGCGAAGAGCTGATCGATCAGGGCATCAAGAAGATCAAAGAGGTGAACCCACACCTTACCGTTACGAAAGAGATGGCGGGCGACATAGGCGACGTGAATGCTGACGTGATCGTCGGATCGGTCGCTACACTGGGCAACAAGAACTCTGTCCGAGGGGAACGGTTCCCTTGGCACAACATCGACAAGATCATCACGGACGAGGCACACCATGCAACATCTGACACTTATCGGACAGTTTATTCTCTTGCTGATGTTCTTCGTCCTGATACACATAAACTCCATCTTGGAGTTACCGCGACTCCTCAGAGGGCTGACGGCAAAGCTCTCGCAGAGATTTTCAAGCGAATTATTTACGAGTATTCCCTACGCAGGGCGGTTGAAGAGGGCTATCTCGTCGAGCCTCATGGCATCCGAATCAAGACGAACACAAGCCTCTCAGAAGCCAAGTCTTCCAATGGCGATTACTCTGCCAGCTCTCTCGCAGCCATCATCAACAACCCCGAGCGAAATCAACTCGTCGTCAAGGCATGGCTCGACCACGGTCAAAACCGTAGGACAATTGGTTTCACTGCTGACATCCAGCACGCCTTGGATTTGGTGGCGATGTTCAAATACTATGGAGTCAAGGCTGAAGCTATCTGGGGGGATGACCCGGAGAGAAAGGCTAAGATCGCTAGGCACCAGAGTGGCGAGACCACAATCCTTCTCAACTGTGGCGTGCTCACGGAGGGGTACGACGACCCGGCGATTGGCTGCATTCTACTCGCTCGACCCACAAAATCGGGAGTACTCTACTGTCAAATGGTCGGTCGAGGGACGAGACTATTTATCGGGAAGACCGATTGCATCGTCATTGACGTGGTTGACTCGACGGCGAAGAACTCGCTTCTCACCCTACCGACACTTCTCGGTCTCTCCACCACACTTGACCTAAAGGGCAGAGGTGTGCTATGGGCCGCACGGCAATTGGAAGAGGCGGCGAAGGACTATCCACAGATCGACTTCTCGAAGCTCGTAGACATCGACTCCATAACATCTCATATCGAGTCTGTCAACCTGTTTGAAGTGAAGTTCCCTGAGGAGGTGCAGACCAACTCAGAGCTTACGTGGTACACGTCACCCACAGGTGGGTACATCCTGAAGCTGCCGGGTGAGTACTGGCAGAAAGATAAAGTCACCATCGATCAGAATCTACTTGACAAGTGGGAGGTCATCGGTGATATAAAGGGATTGCGTTACCGTGGTGAGCGCGACACAATGGAGGAAGCCTTCCGTGCCGCAGACAAGCTCATTGACGATAAGATACCTGAAGCGTTGAATCTCCTGAAGCAAAAGGCCGGGTGGCACGACAGGCCCGCGACCGAGCCTCAGAAGAAAGCCATCAAGCGGTACTACCCCGGAAGGGCTATACCGCACGACCTAACTAACGGCGCGGCCTCCCGCCTGATTGGACTGGCCAAAGCGAGAAAGTAGTGTCAAAGCCCAAGATTTACGAACTCTCGAAAGAACAGAACGACGCGATGGGCAGTCTTGCTAACGGGAAGAGTCCGATCAAGATTGCCGTCGAGCCTAACCCTGAGGATGACCAAGAGACAAAAGATCGCTTGACAAAAGTACTCGGACAGTGCGACGATCTAGTCAAGCTTGGATTCATCAAAGACATCACGAACAAGTACGCAGAGGACGTAGCGATATCGAAGCTCAAGACTGGGCGCGGCATCAAGATGTTCCTCATCACCGATGTGGGCTACGATATGTTTCACGGCCCTAAGAACCCCACGATCCACTAACCTGCAAAGGACGCCCATGATTACGAACCAGTCTGACCTCGACGCCGTACTTGGAGAAGGTGCATCCAATACCATTCTCGGGTACAACACTATCCTTGACCGCCGCGACATCCCCGAGCCGAAGAAGGCCAACCATCAGGCCAAGATCGTGAAGATCGAAGCCCTCCTGCCCCACACCAATGCCGACTCCCTCTCCCTCGTTCAGATCGATGGCTTCCAAGTCGTCGTGCGTAAGGGTCAGTTCCATCCGGGTGATCTGGGCGTCTACATCCAGCCAGACTCCATCGTGCCCCAAACCGAGGCGTTCAAGTTCATCTGGGAAGCGTACGTCGGCCTCGACGGTACGGTGCCTGAGAACAGACGGCGTATCACGGTACGCAAGTTCCGCAAGGAGTGGAGCGAAGGTCTCTTGCTTCCTCTCACTGACTTCACTGAGCTGACGGACGGCGCGACCGGCGCGGTCGATCCTTTCTGGAACGCACCGGGTCTGGACATCTCCGACATCATCGGTGTGACACACTACGATCCCGATGTCGTCGAGAACACACAGGGAGCCAAGGCGTCGAGTGCCAACTCACCGCGCCGAAAGTTCCGGTACCCACGTACTCTCCGTGGCTGGTTCCATCTCATCAAGCGTATCATCGCTGGGCGCTCGTTGCGTGAGACGACCAAAGACGTGTCGTTCAGCATCCCCGTCTTCGACGTGGAGGGCTTCAAGAACTACCCGAACACGTTCGAGGAGAACGAGCAGGTAGTTGTTACTGAGAAGGTCCACGGATCGAATGCGCGGTTCATCGCCATCGATGGTGAAATCTTCGTGGGTTCCCGTAACCAGTGGAAGGCCGACAACGGTTCGACCGTCTGGCACAAGGTTCTCAAACAGAACGAAGACCTGACGCGCTGGCTGCTTGAGCACCCCGGCCATGCAATCTACGGAGAGGTGACACCTACCCAGAAGAACTTCCCGTACGGGCCGAAGGACGATGCTGTGGAGGGTGAGGTTCGGTTCTTTGCCTTCGACATCCTGACCCCGCAACGCGAGTGGATGGACTACGGTTCCTTTAGCTTCTCTCTGCTGTCGTACCCCGGCATCGAGATGGCACCCCTCCTGTACCTTGGGCCGTACAACAAAGACAAGATCATGACGCTGGTGGATGGACCTTCATGGGTCTACCGTGCTAACCACATCCGCGAGGGTGTCGTCATCAAGGCCACCAAGGAGCGCACGGTTCGAGGACTGGGCCGAGCGATGCTAAAAATCGTGTCGAACACTTTCTTAGAGGGTGACTCTAAGTAACGAGATCGTCCTCGGGGTAGCAGTCAATAAGCCTTATACAGAATGGATGAAGACTGCACCCCGCAGGCTCGATGGGCTGATAAGCTAATTGGTAAACTGTCTGCCTCCAAAGCAGAACTTCTTCGTTCGAGTCGAAGTCGGCCCGCCATTAGAAAGGTTCCTATGAGTAAAGCTGAGAGCATCGCCAATTTCGCGGTAGACACCGATGGCAAAGAAGTCCCCATCAGGTACAAGGCCGCCGAGCTTGTCAACCATCCTGCACCTACGGGTTACATCTGGCAGCGTCGAAACACTTACGATGAAGGCGCTCAGGAGTACATCAACAAGATCGAGAATGAGAAGGACTTTGGAGAAGGCTTCAACCCTGAGTCCATCCGCAAGTGGAAGGATCGCATCATTGCCAAACAGCGTAAGTCCTTAGAGGGTTTGAAGAGAGACGACCCGAACAAATACCACGCCAGTGATTACTACATCGCGGTGACTCACTAACAACTGTGATACACTAACCTGCAAAGGAGTCACATGAACAACGTATCGTGTACGACCGCCCCCGCCGACCGTCAGGCCGGTAGCACCGACTGCCAATACATCGAAGAACTCAAAGAGCTGCTGGTAGAGCGCGGTAACTGGATTGCCCGCGCCAAGACGATCTTGCAGGCTGCCCGAGACAGCGATCTTGTCTGCGTTCCTCAGGGGTTTATCAATGAGTGTCAGTAACCCGGCTACGAGCCTCTACGACCTTTGTGAGCACTGCGGTCACCTGTATAAGGTCCACTTCGACTCCAAGTGCGGACACCTTCACCATGACGCCGATGAAAACCTGCCCCTCGGCCAGTGTTCTTGCCCCGGCTTCTCCAAGAAGCAGGAGCTAATGCTGAACCCCTGCGCCGAGATTGACTTGGGTACTGGCTTACCGGTTGAGATAGATGTACCTGAGATGCCGTTTCCTGAGGCTCCAGAGGGGGTACAAGGCGTCGTTGACCCTGAGACGGGGGTTACCACTATCCCTTTCCCCACAGACGCTTCTATGACCTTTGAGCCTAAGGCCCTGTCTTGGGAGCAAGACCTTGCCCGGATGTGTATCTGCGGCCACACTAAGGGCAGGCACACTCAGATTTTGACCCACGAAGATGGAAAGGTGACCGGGGGCATCTGTTGTGCCACAGCGTCCACTAAGGATTATTCTTACTGCCCGTCCAAGTGCCAGAAATTCACCGAAGTGGTCACGCTGGTTATCGAGACGGACCCTAATGGGGCTGCGAAGATGGCGGCACTGAAAGACAACGCTCCCATCGTGCTGATGAATCAAGGACCGAATGCAGGCAAGTACAAGCATCTCATCATGGACGACGTGGTGGGGTTCGGGAAGACGACCTCAGGGAAGCCACCGCTGACAAAGGACATACACAAGTCCGTGATGTTCGGTCTGGGCTATGGTAAGTCCTTGACAATGAGCGACCTAGATTACGGTATGTTTCACGACGAGATGTACCTCTACAACAAGAAGCCGAAGATATTAGAGCACTCCGAAGGACAGTTGGAGGACGTGGCCAACTGGCTCTGGAAGGCCGGGGGCATCAAGAAGACGGTGATCCAAGGTCACGACCTACGGGATATATGTATCGCGTACGCTGCTGAGGCGATGCGGGAGATGACCGAGAACTTCGACTCCAACGTGGAGAAGGCCGTGCAGAAGCGGATGGCCTTCGAGAAGAAACAACACAAAGACAAGTGCATCCCGTCGTACAAGAAGAATGGCCGTAAGTTCCGCGATGACAACGGTTGACAACCTAAAGCTTTAGTGTTACACTAGGTTCATAAGTCATTGGAAGTAAACACCCGTAAGGCGTGGGTGAATATATACAGGAGTTGAGTGAAGATACCGGAAGCGTTCACTGGCTCACAGGCGATGCAGCTTGTGGTCAGTCAGGGTTGGAAGTACAGAGAAGTATCTAGTCCCAAGATCGAAATCGAGAGATGCCCGTATTGCAAGAAGGACGGGTTCCATTTAGGCATGGAGATTCATGGGGCCGGGAGTGGGCAGACAAACAGGGACGGTCTGCATGGGTGCGTACACTGTGGCAAGGGTGGTAACCTTTACACACTGAAGCAGCATTTAGGAATCGTACAGGCGAACATCGAGAGCCGCAGGGACTCGGGTAGTTCTGGGGAGAATAAGAAGCAAGAGGAGCTGCCGGATACGGAAGCGTGCCACGAAGCACTGCTGGCCGACGAAGCTGCTCTGGACTATCTGGTCAACGGTCGTGGCTTCTCGATGGACGTTATCGGGAAGATGAAGCTGGGCCTTGTGGAGAAGAGGTTCTTCCGAGGTGTAGGTGAAGTGCGGGCGCTCGTGTACCCGTACATGGTCAACGGCAACACAGTGTTCTGCCACTATCGAACGCTGCCGACGATGCCACTGTCTGAGAACTTGGTACCCAAGGCGTTCAGTTCGCCAACAGGATGGCCGGTTCCGTTGTACAATGGTGAAATCCTCAACGATCAGAATCTCACTGAGGCGACGTTCGTAGAGGGTGAGCCGGACGTAATCTGCGCGATTGACCACGGCGTAAAGAACATCTGCGGCGTGCCGGGTGCAAACTTCAAGAAGGCCGAGTGGATCGATTCCCTCGACAGACTGGACAAGGTTTATGTCTGCTACGACAAAGATGCGGTGGGCCAGAAGGCTGCGCAGGAACTCGCTAATCGCATTGGAATCGAGAAGTGCTGGAAGATTATTCTGCCGGACTTTCAGGTTACGACCGAAAAGGGTGAGCAGCGAAATGGCAAAGACCTGAACGAGTGGTTCACACAAGGCGGAGGAACGCCTGAGGCATTCGAGAAGCTGAAGGAAGAAGCTCAGCTCTTCGACGTGGCCGGTGTAGCGTCCTCTAAAGACTCCATGCAGGAGTTCTACGACGAACTTGAGGGGAAGACAACATTAGAGCCAAAGTACAAGACGCAATGGCCATCGCTGAACAAGCTGGTAGGGTTCGAAGATGGGGACGTGATCGATATCCTAGCACCGGAGAAGATCGGAAAGACTACGTTCGCCTTGAATCTGATGGACCACATGGTTTCAGCATACGGCGAGGACGGGGTTTTTATCTGCTTGGAGATGACTCGCGCTCGTATGGCACGCAAGTGGGTCTCTTATCTTGGGCAGGTAGCTGACAACATTCCGAAGTCGGTGGAAGAGGGTGAAGCTCTCAAGGCCGCCTTCATGGAAGCGAGGTCAACTGTACAGGCTATCACAGCAGCACGTGAGGGTGATCTGTACTTCTGCTATCCCAAGTACAAGTCGGTCGAGGACATCTACGGTCTGATCCGTGACGTGATCCGCCGCTATGGTGCGAAGTGGATTTGTATCGACAACATTCATCGTCTGGCAGACTCAACGCCCTACGACAACAGAACGCAGCACCTCTCGCAGATATCGAAGATCACGAGTCAGATCGCCAAGGACTACGGTGTGAAGCTGGTACGCATTCTCCAGCCGAACCGCATCAAGGCCGGGGCAATCGTCTCATCGGATAACACGGATGGTTCGTCTCAGATCGCAAAGGACTGCGACTGCACGATCACCCTTCACCGTACGAAGCTGGGAGAGCTTAGTGCAGACGACTTCGAGAAGATCGGATATGTGGAACAGGAAGCTGCCTTCGGTGAGGATGTTCTTACTGGCGTGCCTCTATCACGCTATTCGAGTGGCGGCTACTGTACGCTTCACGTCAACGGGGAGACCAGTACGTTTATGGAGAAGAACGAGGGCCAGATCGCAAAGATGAAGGCTGACTCCAACAAGAACGTGGGTCACGAAAACCAGTTGGCTAATCTGGGCATCGTCCTCAAGAAGGACTATACCGGCGAAGTACCGATGGGAGATGTGGTCTTCTAATGAAAGCGTACACTGCCCGAGAGAGGGCGAAGGATACCTACCTCCAGAAGCACTACTGCATCACTCTGGCAGAGTACAAACGAATCTGGAATCATCAGGGCGGGAAGTGTGCCATGTGCCGCCGCCCTGAATCAGACTTCAGCAAGGGCTTCGCGGTCGATCACGATCACAAGACCGGGTTGATCCGAGGACTCCTATGCTGGTTGTGCAACAAGAAGCTGGGCAAGTTCCAAGACGATGATGTGTTGGTTCGCTCCGCTGCTGAGTATGTGACATCGCCACCGGCCACCGCCGTACTGGGTACGCCAAGGCATAGTCATCCGGGCCGAGTAGGATCGGATAAACGAAACAAGCTGTGTGGGATTACACCCCGCAAAAAGAAGACGAAAGGACGTAGTGGCAGCAAGGGACGAGCGACCAAAGCAGTCAGGAATTGAGAAGTACAACGAGGAGTTTCGGTTCAACAAGAACGCATTTGATGATGTCATGGGTGATCCCTATGCGCTTGAGCCGTCACTAGGCAACTACCAGAAGCTTCAACGGCGCAGCTCGATCCGAGTAGCCAACAACGAGTTCGACATGGGCAAGGCCACAAAGACACCGGGCCAGCCTAATGTTCAGGACTTCTACTGCGACGTTGACAGATGCATCACGGATGTGCTTACGAAGGACGAACAGGTTAGGTTCACTGATACCTACATCTCCGAGTACGGCAACGTCTTCACCCCGAAGGAGCGCATGAGAATTGAGCAGAAGGTCGGAAAGCTTTTCCGTCTCCGCAAAATCTCACCCGTCTCAAAGTACTTCAACGGCGTCCGACGAGAGTCGGTTCGCGCACAAGAGAGGATGAAACGCAATGGCAGCAGCAACACTAGTCGAGCAGGACAACCAGCCCTTAGTCTCTGAGCTTCGCAGGCAGCTCCGGTACGAGATCAACGGTGAAGACATCACCAACCCAGAGAAGTTTGCTCTGGAGCAGAAGTTCGGGCTTACTGACCCTGTGTTACTCCAGCGGGAGCGTAACGCTATCTTCGCGGAGGAGGCTCTGGGCAATGACTGAAGCTCCTGAGGAGGTACGGTTCATCCCCACGCCGAAGCAGTACACGCGGGCCGAGGCCGGGAAGCTCAACCTGAAGAACTTCACCCACAAGCATCAGACTGTTCCGATGTGTGGGCACAAGTTCATCGCTCAGCGAGAGCCGCGTCACTCGAACTGCGAGGCTTGCTGGTTCGCGTTCTTCAACGTGCATGGTGAGTTTACCCAAGCCGTCGAGGATGCACACGCCAAGGGCGGCGACGATATGATTATCGCGCTCAAGGGCAGGAAGTTTCTCCAGAGGTTCCTTCGGTTCATGGGCAGTGTGGCCAAGCTGAAGATGGCACTGGAGGCAAAGGAAAAGAACAATGGGAGCACTCAACCAACTGAAGGGAGTATTAGGCACGGCGAAACCGTCACCCAAGGCGACCTCTTCGGTACCACCGCCAGCGGCAGCTAAGGGGCTAAGCAAGAAGGAACGCTTCGCCATGCTGGACGCAGTAGCGGTAACACTCAACAAGCAGTTCAGCACGGATGAGAACAAGGTCACCACGTCTCTCGTGCGCCTAGACAAAAAGCTGGGTGTACCAATGCCCAGCTTCTCTACCGGCATGATGTCGGTGGACTACGGAGTCATCGGGTGCGGCGGCGTACCTAAGGGCCGCATCATCGAAATCTTCGGGCCTCCGTCAGCCGGTAAGACTACCATCACTCTGGAGATCATTGCCGATGTACAAGCACAGGGGGGAATTGCAGCGTTCGTGGATGCGGAGCACGCTCTCGATCCGAACTACGCTCAGGCGTTGGGAGTCAACGTCAAAGAACTCATGGTCTCTCAGCCCGACTCAGGGGAACAGGCTCTCGAAACTGCGGAAGCACTTGCGCTATCTGGAGCGGTTGATATCGTCGTGGTAGACTCAGTGGCCGCGCTCACACCTCAGGCTGAGCTTGATGGTGAGATGGGCGACAGTCACATGGGCCTACAGGCCCGACTGATGTCACAGGCTATGCGTAAGCTGCGGGGCGCGTGCGCTCGTAACAACGTGACCATCATCTTCATCAACCAGATTCGTGAGAAGATCGGTGTGATGTTCGGCAGTCCTGAGACCACTACAGGAGGCAAGGCGTTGCCCTTCTACGCCTCTGTACGCCTCGACGTTCGTCGTCTGGGTGGGGATGGGTCAAAGATCACGAGCGGCGGCGTGGAGATCGGTGTAAAGACCAAGATCAAAGCCGTGAAGAATAAAGCCGGTGCGCCGTTCCGCCAGACTGAAGTGAACCTCATCTACGGTAAGGGTATCGACAAGTTCGCAGACATGGTAAAATTTGCCAAGGACTGCGGCGTCATCACTGGTACGAGCTGGCTGAGCTTCAACGGAGAGCAGCTAGGTCAGGGTCTCGACAAAACGGTGTTGACACTTCGGGACAATCCTGATACAGTGGAGAAGATCAAGAAGGAAATTGCTAAGGCTATACAGGCCCAGCAGGAAGCAGACGCGCAATGAGTGAACCGGTAACCATCAAATGCGGTGAGGTATTCTGCGAACTATGTGGAGACTGCATCGCGTGCTACAGTGAAGACCCCTGCTATGGGGACATGGACGCTGATGGGAATCCGGGCACTCACTACTATTCTGACCCGGAGGCGGTATGAGTTATGCAGCACAGAAGTTTCTAGTGGTCTTTGGGTCCATCGCAATCTTGGCATTTGCTCTGTTCGCGGTGGTCTATGAGAACCAGCAGTGGCAGAAGTACGCCACCGATCACCACTGCGTATCGGTCGGCACCAAGGCTGGTCAGTACGTCTACACCGCCAAGGGCGGAGGGTGGACTGCGGATCAAACGATCTATCACTGTGACAACGGTGAGGAACAGATTAGGTAACACGGAGGCGTAATGGTCGAAGTAGCCATCAACATGATCCCCGGTAACGGAGCACAGCCGTACAAGCTGGGACTGATCCATATCGCCAATGACACAACCGGTGACATGGTAAACGACAACTACGACGTAGCTCTGCTCGAAGCCCACAAGGGCAAGACTTACGGGAGCGTCATCAACGGTCGCGTGGAGAACTTCTGCCGCCGCGATAAAGGCGTGATGGAGTTGCTGGCTGAAGCATTGAAGGCGACACTCGGAAGAGTGGAAGCTTGCCTTGCTGAGCAGAGCATCCATAGCACGGATGGTTACCCTCGATGCTAGTCTTCATCTGGACGGCGCTCGTTTACTTGGCGTTCTCTTTCGTGGCGGCGTATTCGATACTGACCGTCCGAGACTTCTTTCGGCGCTGGTACCAAGAAGGCCCGGAGTTCTTCCTCGTGAAGATGTTCAAGTACGTTGACATCTTCCGCGATGGCACGACCGACATCTACCTGAGACGGTTCTATATCTACCCGCGCACCGGTCCCACCGAGGACAACAAACTGGTACCGCGCCTCTACCTGCACAAGTTCTATCGCGGGGACGAAGACCCACACATGCACGACCATCCGTGGCCGTTCACCAGTCTCATCCTGACCAAAGGGTACTGGGAGGAGACACCGTGGGACGCGAAGGACGACAAGGACTGGGAGATCGGTGAGACCCGTTACCCATCGTGGGGGCCTGATGAAGGCGACTGGCGAGAGCGCAAGTTCTACCCTGCCTTGAGCATCCTCCGCCGACCGGCAACGTGGAAGCACCGTGTCATCCTTGAAAAGGGTGGGCAGGCGTGGACGCTTGTCAAGACTGGTGTGAAGGAACGGAGCTGGGGCTTCTGGGTCAAGGACACTCTCTGCCCGTGGCGTCAGTACAACGACGGCGTTTGCTACTGCACCCCTGAAGAGAAGGTTGCGGCGACGAACGATCCCAACCACGAGGCGTCCTCATAGCGTTCGCTGGCATAGAGAAAGAGGTCAAATGACGTTCAACATCACGCAGAAGCACATCGACGCGGGCGACACCTCTATGGGTTACTGTCCCATTGCTCTGGCAGTCACGGAGGCCCTAGGTGATAACGCCTACGTTCTCGTAGACTACAAGACAATCTACATCGGAGATTACGGTGAGAGCACGGGACTGAAAAAGGGCAAGTCATACAACCTTCCCAGCTCCGCAATCGCGTGGATCGCAACACATGACGCCAAGTTCCCCGGCACCACACCTAAGCCATTCTCGTTCGAACTGGAGATCGCATGACATTCACACTCACTACAGAGAACGGATCGGTCTACACGATCAACGAAGAAGCGAAGACGTGGCACCGGCTGAAGGAGGCCTCGCACTCTGAGAGTCTGCGCACGATACACGGTACGTTCGACGAGTACTCCATAGAGGACGGTACCCTGACGCTGCTGTCACCCGGCCTTGAGTTCGGCACGCGCCTTATACGGACGAGCCGGATCGTGAAGATGGAGACGGCGTAGTAAAGGAGAATCATGAACATTAGAATGACCTACGACCCTCAGGGGTTGTACGCAACAGAACGACGCGAGGCACTGAAGCTCGTAGCGTATCAGGACCAAGGTAAGGTCTGGAGCATTGGGTACGGACACACTGGGCAGGATGTCTACCCCGGTCAGGTCTGTACGAAGGAACAGGCGGAGAACTGGCTCAACCACGATACCCTAGTGGCCCAGAACGCAGTCAACGATTACGTCAACGTACCGCTTACGCAATTACAGTTTGACGCTCTGGTCGATTTCGTGTACAACATAGGAGTAACTGCTTTTCGAACTTCCGAGATGCTGAAGGCGCTGAACCGTAAGGATTACGTCGAGGCTGATGCCCAGTTCAAACGCTGGGTGTTCGTGAAGGGACAAGTAAACCGTGGCCTTGAGAACCGACGCGAGGCTGAGTCAGAAGAGTTTGAAGGTAACCCGAACGCCTAGGAGGGCGATTGGAGAACGAGATCACAATCCGGTACAACACAACTACCGGACAATTTGAAGTCAACCTATTCCACGGTCATCGAGAGTTCGAGGCCGTGGCTTCTGTCCTTAGCGAAGCACTCACCGATCTAGCGGAGCAGCTAGAGTCCTACGGGTTCTAAGAGGCTCAAATGTCATTCACACGCATAGTCTGTATCGTTGTGGCCATTGTTCTGGCGGCACTCCTCGTGAGTCCTCAGACGGTGGTCATTTGTGTTGCAGCCTGCATCATAGCCGAGGGAGCGCACATCTACCTCGTGAAAGGTCACCGTGCCTGAGTATCGAATCGAAGAAGGATGGGTCTTCCACCGGGAAGGCCCTAAGAACTGGTCGCGGCGTTACTACCAGAACTGGAGCTGTGTCTACTACCGCGAGGGCTACAAGACCATCTCCGCTGCGCAGAGGGGCACCCTGAGCGGAGAGCAGCTTGAAGCTTAGCGCCAAGTTCCTAGCCGCCTGCGACATCTACCTTGAGTGGGAGAAGTGCTCCTCGCCGTTAGGGGAGCACGCGTCCCGCAAGGTCAAAGCACCGTGGATGGCGGATTGTATGTCGAAAACGACCGCACAGGAGGCCCTATACGCCTTCGAGACGCATGGGGAGGTATTCTACGTCCACCCTTTAGAGCTTGAATTGGCGCAGCGTCTCTTCTATGGGAAGGCCAACCGGGACTGGTGGACGAAGGAGATCGGCTGGTGGACCAAGCACGCCGAGTTCTACCCGGAGGACTTTCTCGTACACCTGACGCCCGAGACCTTCAACCAGCTCTTCCGGCGTTACCCTCGTGTCGATCTAACCCGGCACGTCTACGACAACACCTACACCGATGAAGAGCTTGACAGAGACCTGAGGCGGTGGTACCTTGGAATGGAGACAGAACGAGATGACGTTAGGATTACCAGATAGGATGACCAATCGGGAGTGGATCGCTAGGCGTCTGCTCTGGAGCTTTGGCATCCCGGCCAATCAAGGGCACAAGTTCTACAAGCGCCTGAAGCTGGTGGTTGTAGGCAAGCTCCACTTCGAGGTTCACAAGTATGACTTCCACAACGAGCGAGAGCCGGTGGAGATCAAATAAAAAAGGCCCCCACCAGATGATTAGTCTGATGGGGGCTTCTTCGTGTCAAAGTCTTCTGTACAGGTTGATTGGTCTGGTGGGTGGGCGGTGGCAGTATCTAGTCGGAGCTACGTGGAAGTGATCTGGCTGATGACGATGTGTGTGCTGCTGTCCAGCCAGCATAATTACTGATAGTGCGATGTCCTTCAGCATGGGGCATCCTCCCTGTCAAGTAAGACGTGAAGGATGCCCGCTGGGTTGTCTTAGTCTCGGACTATATCAAAATCATGACCCACACGTACCTCCTTTACCCAGCTCACAGATATCCATAGCTTCCACGAATATCTCGTCCTTGTGCTTCATGGCCGTCGCCCACTTGACTGCTGTGAGAGGCTGGCCGCCGCGTGCGCCGTCAGGGTAGACTGTCATGCCCCTCAGGAACGGCAGATGCTTCATGAGCATGTCACCGAACGGCTTCACCGTGTCGGCGTTGTTGTACTTAGTTCCCCACTCGGGGAGGTTGAGGGTTGAGCTGATGGCGTGATCCACATACTGCTGGAGCCATGCTTGGAAGGCGATACGGCGCTCCGGTTCCTGAGCCAGTGTGTAAGCGTCCTCAATGGCGTCGGGATCAACCTCGCCGGATTCGACGAGTCGCTTCGCCACAGGGTCTAGGACGTACTGATACTTCCAGACGTTTGCATCGACGTATCGACGTTTGTACGCGGCACAGAACAGAGGCTCGATGCCAGTCGTAGTTCCCGCAAGGATACCAATGGTTCCTGTGGGTGCAATCGCACGTGTCTTGACAGGTCGGCTAATGCCCCAGATGTCTGCTTGGCGCGCAGCCATTTCAGTTGACTGCGCGTAGACTCGCAGGTAATCTTCGAGTTCGACTGAGGGTCCATACGGTAGTCCTTTCTTGAGCATCCACTCGTGAAGCCCCATAAGCCCTAGGCCGAGCCGACGATTCTTGGAGCGTACTTCCCCCACCTTATCGTACGGCAGGTCGCTGTAGACGCTGCCAGCCAGCAAGAAATGGGTTCCTAGGAGGGTGACCTCTACCATCTCTCCGACATTTGCGATGTTGGCCATGTTGATCGAGCCAAGGTTGCAGATGTCAGAATCGTCAGCCGAGGTGACTTCGGTACAGGCGTTGCGTAGGTCTTCGCCAGCGTTCTTCCCAGTGTCAACGGAGAAGCCGGGTTCGGCGGTACGGAGCATACGTTCGACCGTCTGCCAGTACACATCCTGTGCCCAGAGGTGGCATTCGTTATTCTCGTCCGCGTAAGCTAGGAAGAACTCGTCATCCAGACAGACGGAGATGTTGGTGCCATCCATCGTCGCCGGGAAGTTGAAGTCCTTGAGCTTCATCGCTCGTACCTCAGGCGTCCAGTCCTTCATGGCGATGAACTTGAAGATGTCCTTGTGAGACCAGTTGAGTCCGGCCCATAGCGCCGAACGGCGTGAGCCGCCCTGCTTGAGACCGCGACCGCATTCGTTGGTCATCTGCATCAGGGCTAATGGCCCGCTGGCCACGCCGCCTGTGCGCCCGATAGGAGAGCCTTCGGGTCTGATGAGTGAGTAGTTGGTGCCTAGGCCCGCGCCGGTACTGAGGCCCATTGCGTGCTTGTGCAAATGATCTGCCCACCCTTCGCGGCTATCGAGCACGCGCATGAGCAGGCAGTTTTGAGTCTGATGGAAGGGCTTGCCCGAGGCGTAGAGGTACCGGCCTCCGGGGATGAACTTCATTTCAGTGATGAGTTGGGCTGTGCGCCGGATGGTCTCTTCAGATGCTCCGACCGCGCTGAGCACGTGGTACGCGACTCTGTATGCTATCTCTGGCCACGTTTCCTTCGAACCGTCGATCTTTGTCTCAGCATACTTCTGAAGCATGATCGTCAGTTGGAACGTATTCATTACGCTATTCAATTATTGCTCCTTACAACAAAGCGTGGACGACGATCCCTAGGGTTACGCCAACTCCTACGCCAGCTCCGAACAGGAATGCCTTGAGTTTTCCACGTCGAGCTGAAGCCTTTACCGAGGCTACTTCGGCCTTACATGCTTTCGTCTGGTCTCCCAGTTGAGTGTTCAAAGCTGTGACCTGAGACTTCAGGCCGGTTGTCAGATCGTCAGAGGATGTAAGCTCTGCG